GGTATTACAGTTAACGTAAGTAATTTTAAAGTTGAATTGATTGAAAACACTAATTCTAAAAAATATGATGAAAAAATTTATGTGGACTTGGGTAGTGTTGGTGTAGGAACACATACTTTTAAATATCAAGATATTATTGTTAACATAAAGGGAAATGTAAGCACTGGAGATAGTAATTTAACAATCCCATCTTACTATAATGCCATTGCGTATCCAGTGGTTCTTGGATCTTTAGATAATGTGTTTATTCAAAACGGTGGTGGTGGATTTGGAACACAAAGTATTTTTAATTACAATATTTCACCAGAATTACAATTAGATAGTGGAAAAGGTGCAGAGTTAAATTTAAACATTAGTAATGGAAAAATATTAAGTGTTGGAATTGGTATTAGCGGTTCTGGTTACACATCCCCACCAACATTAAATGTTGTAGGTCTTGGAACTACATCTGGAAAATATGCTAAATTAAGGGCAAATGTTTCAAATGGAAACATAACATCCGTTACTGTAATTGATGGTGGAAAAGACTATCCAGATAATACTAAAGAAACAGTTGTAAATGTAGTCCCTACAGGAGTTGACTGCAGATTAAAAGCAAATGTACATAAATGGAATTTAAATGCAGTAAAGAGATATAAAACTATATTGGGTGATACTACTTTCAAAGATACTACTCAAGTTACTTCTAGAGTAAAATTACAAAATAAAATAGTTACATTTTACGCAGGAATAGATTATAGAAAAACTTTAAACGATAACATAACAACAGATAACAATGAACAAAGCGGTGATGCTTTAACTCATTCACCCATACTTGGTTGGGCTTATGATGGAAATCCAATATATGGTCCATATGGTTATAAAAATCCTATCAGTGGTGCTAATGAAATTAGTAAAATAAAATCAGGTTATAGATTAAATGTAATTACAGATCCATCATTAAGACCCCAATCTTCAGAAATGGAAGATGGTTATTTTAGTGAAGATTATCAGTACCAACCTATTGATAATACTCATTTAGATAGATTTAATGGTAGATTTGGAATAACTCCTGATTACCCAAATGGAACATATGCTTACTTTATAACAAAAGTTTCTAATAATTCTGAATATCAGTTTCCATACACCACATTAATGCACAAAAACAAAACTGATTCTGTTAATTATGATATAAATTTCCAACAAACTAATGAAATTATAAATTCTGGTGATTATAAGAGAAATGTATTACCATTAGGATTAGACGAACAATTTAGAGAATATTCTCCTTTACTTGAACCTTTAACGACAAATCATCAATTTAAAGTTACTTCTTGTTTACCAGGAAAAATAAATGATATTACAACTTTTGAATCAGGTCAAAATTACAAAGTTGGAGATTCAATTAACTTGAATGATAGTTCTGTAGATGCTTTTGTTGGGGAGATATCTGGAAAGGAAATAATAAAAGTTGAATCAGTTGAGTTAACTGTTAATAATTTAAATTTTAGTGTTAAAGATAATATTATAACTGCCTCTAGCGACACATTACATAATTTTTCTAATAATGATTTTGTTGATATTTCAGGAATAACATCATCTCTTTACTACGGTATTCAAGGTATTCAAAAAATAGGGATTGACAGCACAACATCATTTGTATCTGTTGCAATTGCTAATACAGATGGAAGTGGTGGTACAGGATTGTCTACATTTATTAGTTTAGATGCTCCTGCAAGTAGTGGTAAATTTAAGGTAAATGATGTTATTCAAATTAATAATGAAAAATTACTAATACTTGGATTGGATAAATTTAATAATCAATATGCAGTTTCAAGGGTGCATGACAATTCAACAGGAAGTGCACATTCTGTTGACAGCACAGTCACAAGACTAGAAAAATCTTTTACCTTTAAAGTTCCTGGTAAAAAAATAAAAGACACAAATATAGATGAGGAAAAAATAGCTTATATTGATGTTACTAATTCTATTGGAATCGGTGCATCATATACTAGTGTGATAGTTGGAACTGCAGGAAGTAGCAATATTACTAAATCAATTCCACCAAGAGCAATTTATATTCCAGATCATAATTTTAAAAATGGAGACAAAGTATCTTTAGTTTCTATTGGTGGTACAATCATTGCATCCGAAAATGATTCTCTAACTCCTGATTTTAATTTATCAACAATAAATCCATTATACTGCGTTAAAATTAGCAATAATTATATTGGACTTTCTAAAGAAAAAGTAGGATTCTTAACAACTTATGTTTACTATAAGAGTGTTGAGGATAATGATTTCTTCGGAAAAGAAGTTAAAATCAAGACCAATACAAATGCACTAATTGGTAGTGCAAAAAGAGTAAATGGATTAGTTACACTTGGAACTAGTCATAATGTTTCTGTAAACGATACAATACGTTTAAATATTTCTCCAAACAGAACAGAATATATTAAATTTAAGTTTGATACTAATACAAGAACACTGGTCACTGATCCTAAAACCTTTGCGAATACTGGAGTAGGGACAACTTTATCTACAATTACAATTGATAATCATGGGTTTGATACTGGAGATGCACTTTTATACAATGTTGTTTCAGGATCTGCGATAGGTGGTTTATTGGATAATACAATATATTACGCTATCAAAATATCAGAAAATATTATAAAATTATCTGAAACTTACAAAAAAGCAACCAAAAAACTCTACAAATCAATAGATATCACAAGTATAGGTAATAATGGTTCTTTAGCAAAAGTTAATTCTAAAATCAAAATAACTAAAGGAAATCTTCTTCGAATTGATGTATCAGATACAAGTTTAAATGGTTTGGATATCAATTTCTATAGTGATAGTAACTTTAAAGATAAAATTAGTGCTGATAGGTTTGATCCTTCATTAGGTTTTATTGATAGACCACTTAATATTGGGAAAGGTGAACCAACAAACGTATTTTCCATAAGATCTATTGATACATCTTTAGAAAAATTATATTACAGAGTAGAGAACGATAATTTATTGGATAATTTTGCAAATACTGATATTCAAAACCATTCTTTAATTGATATTGTAGAATCCAAGTTCAACACAATTCAAACAGTTTCTGGAGTTGGAAATACAACAATAACATTCAATTCTAAAGTCGGAAGTGCGGAAACAACGCTTTATAGTTCATATGAAACTCTTGGGTTTAGCACTGCTACTTATTCCACTAATTCTAAAAAAGATCAAGGTCCTATTAATAAAATTAATATTATAAACTTTGGAAAAAATACAAATAAGATACCTTCAGTTACATCTGTGGGAACTACTACTGGAGTTAATGCTGTATTTTCAATATTATCAGATGATATTGCTAAAATAGAAGATACTGAGGTAAGTATTCAAGGATGGGAATTTCCTAAAAACAAATCTTTAAAACCAAAAGCAAACACATATGCTATTTTAGATCTAAAAAACACATTAACATTAAAATCTATAGGAATCGCTACTGGAGGAAGAAATTACACTACACCACCAAAAGCAATAGGTGTTGGAAATACTATTATAACAACAAGATCAACTATTGACGGAAATGCTGTAGGTACAATTGATATTATTTCAAATGATAGTGGTCTACAAGAAGATTTAAGAATTGTACCAACTTTTAACTCAAATGGAGTAACTATAATAAATGCAGAATCTTCTTCAATGGTTGAAGGACAAATATTAAAATTAGAATTAAAAGCACCCATAAATGGATTTACAGATGGAGTTCCATTTGCAGTTGGAGATAAAGTTTTTGTAGAAAATGTACAGACAAAGCAGATTCCTGGAATTGGAGGGACAACTTTAGCTAGTTATAACTCAAGTGCTTATGATTATCATTTCTTTGAAGTTCTTGAAGTGAGTGATGGAAGTGCTTCTGCAAATCCTCATATCAAATATTCTATCGCTGGAATATCATCTACTATAGCTGGAAACTTTGATGGAAACTTCCTATTTGGTAGAGTGACAAAAGTAGATGATTTAGCAGCGTTTGAACCAGTATTTCAAACTGTTGAATATGTAACTGGAGAAGTAATAACTATAGGAAAAGGAAAAGCAACTGCAACTGTATCTGAAAATGGTTGGGATCCGCAATCTAGAACTTTAAAAATAACTGATATAGTAGGTGTTTTTGATAAAGAAGATGAGATTTTAGGTTCAGTTAATAGTCATAAAGCAACTATTAGTGATTTTAATACTTATGAATTTAATTTAGATGTAGATGTTTTTGCAGAATCTCTAGGTTTTTGGAAGAGTGATAAAAACAAACCTAGTTTTAATTATGAAAGATTACATGATAATGATTATTATCAAAGATTTTCATATGCTTTGAGAGGTCAAGTTGATTATGATACTTGGAAAGAACCAGTTAATAGTCTTGGACACATATCTGGATATAAAAATTTTGCAGACTATGAGATTGTATCAAATACTTTTGTTGGAGTTAGTACAATACCTAAAAGTGATGTTCAATTTAAAGTTGAAGTTTTAAGTAATGCATCTGTTCATGAACAATTTGACTATGATTTTGTATCTGAAGAAGAAACTTTAGGTACTGAAATATCTAGAGAGGTTGCTTTCCAATCTAAAAAACTAACTGATTATATTGAGGCTCGAACAAATAAAGTTTTATTATTAGATGACATCAGCAATCAATTTACTGGATTATCAACAGTTACTGGTCAGTTAGTAGGATTAACAACTTTTGCTCTTAAATCTACTGGAAAATCTATATTACACCAATTGTTTAACCCTGCAAGTTTAACCGTTGGTGATAGCGTAATAAGTATTGCTGATCATGGTTTTGTTGGTGGAGAAGAATTAGAATATGCTCCAAATTCTGGAGGTTCAAGCATTGGAATTGTTACAACTAGTGGACCTGGAGTTGCAGAGACAAGTATATTGCCATCAAAAGTTTTTGTTGATACAGAAAATATCACAAATGATACTTTTTCATTAGTAATTAAATCTTCAGAAACTTTAGACGATGGTTCTTACGCTGTTGGGTCAGCTGTTACATTTTATAATGTTTCTGGAATTGGTGATAATCATAGTTTATCTGTAAATTCTAGAGAAGCAAGTTTAAGATCACTTATTACAATTGATAATATAATACAAAGTCCACTTGGTAAAAAACTAACAGTTCTTGGATTATCAACTAGTGTTGGTATTGGATCTACTCAAATTTTCTTGAATGATATATCTAAGATATCAGGAAATTCTTTATTAAAAATTAATGATGAAATCTTATACACTGGTTTAGTTGGAATTGGTTTTACTAATTCTGTTAATGTTGTTCGTGGATATATGGGAACTGTTGCTGCTGCACATACGGTAGGTGCTGGTGTTAGTGAATTATATGGTGATTATAGAGTATCAAAGGGTAATATTTATTTTTCTGATGCACCTTATGGTCCTGTAGGGATTGGTACTCTTGCTGGTTCAACAATAGAGGAGGGTGAGGTAGTTCCCATCCGAAATGCAATGACTACAAGATCTGCATTTACTGGAAGAGTTTTCTTTAGATTGAATGATTCTGCTTTACAACCACCAGAAACTCCTCGTCCAAATATGAATAGTATTATTGATGATATATCTGATAGTTTTGATGGAACTACAAAGTTATTTGATATGAAAGAAAATAGTTCTGTTCTTCCAGTTGGAATAAACACTTATGGTGGAGCACTACTGATCAATAATATATTCCAAAAACCATTTTTTGGTGATGTTGGATCCATCAGAAAATCTGATTATCAGATCCAAGCTCCTATTGGAGGTGGTACAACAATACAATTCCTTGCAAATCCAGATCTTCCTAATGATACCACTGATATTCCAAGAGGGGGAAGAATTAATCAATTTTTAGTTGGTGTTGGATCTGGATATCAAGTTCCAACAAGAGCTCTTGCTTATGCTAATATTGGTGTGGGAGGAACTATTGAATCAGTATCAATTTCAACTCATGGTCAGGGGTACATAACTGCACCAAGAGTAGCAATTGGTGTTTCTTATGCAAATTATACTCATAAATTTATAAGATCACTAAGTAATTCTGTAAACGGTAGTTTAACACCAACTTTTGCTGAATATGATTCATTTACTGGAGATTTATTTTTAGTAATTCCCAATCACGGTTTAGTAACAGGTAATAATATTACTATTGCAAACAATTCTTTATTCTTTACATGTTCGAGAGATGGATACGAGAAAGAAAAATCATATCCAAGATCTACTGATCCAGTTGGTAATAACCAAAATATTGGAATTGGAACTACAACAGTAAACACACTAATAGTTAACGTGGGTGCTGGTGCAGGTGTTGGTGCTGCGTTTACTTCTGTGGTAAGTGCAGCAGGTACAATTACAGCAATTAACGTTGTCAATCCAGGAACTGGTTATACAGCAACAAAAGATGAACCTTTCATTATAATAGATGAACCTACTCCATATAAAAATATACCTTTACTTGGTGGAAATGGTTCTGGTGCAAAAATGGATGTTGTTGTTGGAACTGGTGGAAGCGTAATTGATTTCAATATTGCTGATCGTGGAACTGGATATGAAATAGGAGATAATTTAGTTCTTCATGGTTTACCAGTTCAAGTTGGAGTGTCTACGATTGCATTTAATATAACAGTTAGAACTAGATATCAAGATAAATTTTCTGGATTTACCTTTGGTGAATTAATTGAATTAGATGATTTTAGTCAATATTTTAATGGATTTAGGAGATCATTCTTGCTTACTAGAACAATAACAAATAAAGAGTATTTTAGTATTGTTGCTAAAGAAGGTTCTGGTATTATATTACAAAATAATCTTTTAGTGTTCGTAAATGATGTTCTACAAAAACCAGGAGTTGATTATGAATTTGAAGGGGGAACTAGATTTAAATTTACAGAAGCACCAAAAGCAGGAAGTAGATTTAAACTGTATTTCTATAAAGGATCTGCATCTGATGTAATAGAAGTAGATGTTGATGAAACAATCAAACCAGGTGATATATTGACTTTAGATAGATTTGATGAAGATAAAAATAATATAAATGAATTTCCAACTCAAGATCCAAGAGTTATATACGAAATAACTTCTGCGACTGTCGTAGAAACTCAAACTTATACAGGACCTGGTATATCATCAGATTCTGATTACATTAGACCAGTAAGATGGAAAAAACAAACCTTTGATAAAATTATTGATGGAGAAAAAATACAAAAAAATAGAAATTTAAATACTTCACAACAATATCCATCGACAAATAACATTGCACCAATTAGTAGTACTGATAGAGTTTTTAATGTTAAAGATATAATATCTTTTAGTTCAATTGATAATTTAAGTGCAACACAGAATGGTATAAGAATAATTAAACAAAAAGAATCACAAGTTGCTAAAGCTACTGCCACTGTAAATTTAGCAACCGAAAAAGTTTCTTCATTAACTTTAGTTAGTGGTGGATCTGGTTATACTCGTGCACCAAGAGTTGCTATTCAACCACCAAATGATCTAACAGCTGGTGTTACTGCTACAGGAGGTGCCACAATTGATGGAAATGGTGTTGTAACTGGAATTGCCATTACAAATCCTGGTAATGGATATACATTTACACCACAAGTAATTCTTGAAGAAGAACCTATAATTGAAGAAAAGTTTACTGGTGTTTCTTACAGTGGAGATAGAGGCATAATTCGTGAAGTAAAAAGTCTTACAAATGGATCAAATTCTGGAGTATCTACCAATTCTCCTGCATTGAGATTTGATATATACCCAACCGCAACATTACCAGGTTCTCCTTCTAATAAAACTGGTATTGTTACTGGTCAATATATTGTAATTCAGGGAACTTCCTTTGGTGATGGTGTAGTATCAATTGGAACTCATACCAGTAAAATAGTTTCTGTTGGAAATTCTTTTGCCGATAATGTGTATCAAGTTGGTCATTATGTTGATGTTGGAACTGGATCGACAATTAGAAGAATTACTTGTAATGTAAGTTCGCTATCTGGAATTAACACAAATACAACTAACCTCATTATTGGTAATTATAGTTGGGGAACGATTACAGTACCTGGAAGTAGAAATGGAAGTTCATTTGAATTTTACAATCAAAATGGGTTATCAGGTATTGAAACTTCTGCTTATATTAGTAGAACACTTGAGTTAAAACAGGTTTATTAATTTCGAGTATAAATAATCAAAAAATGAAACTGATTACTAAAAGAAAATGCCAGCAATAATAACAGATCAATTTAGAATATCAAATGCTGAAACTTTTGTGCAAAGTTTTTCTGGTATTGGTACAACTTCATACTACTATGCATTTTTAGCACATCCAGAACCAGAAAATACTTCATTTTCTGGTGTAGAGGTTCCAAATTATAAATCCATCACTGGAACAACACCTAATGTTCCAAAAGATTCTTTTGAACAGGAAAATATATATCATGATAGTATGTTATTTGGAAAAAGAATAACTGCAGATGATGTGGCAAGAGTCATACCAAATCGAGTTTGGACATCTGGAGAAACTTTTGATATGTATAGAAATGATATTGATATAGACAATCAAACAAATGTAACTCAGTCAACAAATTTATATGATTCTAAATTTTATACTATAAATGAAGAATTTAAAGTTTATATTTGTATTAATAATGGATCATCAGTTGATAGTAATACTGGAAATTTAGTAGCAGGTAAATCTCAAAATCAACCAACTCATGTAGATTTATCTCCTCGTCCAGCTGGAGATGGTACTGATGGATACTTATGGAAATACTTATTTTCAATAAAACCAGCAGATTATATTAAATTTGCAACAGATGACTTTATACCTGTTCCATCTGTATGGGGTGATGCTAATAGTAAAGAGGTTAAAGACGCTGCTGTTGATGGTAAACTTGAAACTGCAATAGTTACTAATCAAGGACAGGGTTATCAATTTGATGGTTCACCTAGCGTGGTTATTCCAGATGTTCCAATATATGGTGATGGTGATGGTGCTGCAAAGGCATCTGTAACAATTACTGCAGGTAAAGTGACAGGAGTTGATATATCAAATGGTGGATCGGGTTATACATGTGCACATCTTGAATTAAATACTACTTCAAAAACAGGCGTAAATAAAGCTTCAGGAGATCCAAATGAAGCAAAATTTGAAGTTGTAATACCACCACAAGGAGGTCATGGTGCTGACATTTATAAAGAATTAGGTGCTTTTAGAGTTCTTTTGCATTCTAAATTTGATGATACAAAAGATGATTTACCAGATTATGTCACAACTAATAACTTTTCAAGAGTTGGCATTATCAAAAATCCAATTAAACAAGACGCAACTGGGTCTTCTTCAGAATTGATAAATACTACGACTGCAACAACCCTTGGAGCAATAAAATTAAATGGTGATAGCCAAAATAGCAATTATCCTATTAATACGATAATAACGCAAACTTTGGTTGATGGAAATATCGCAGTTGGAGTAATAGCATCATTTAACAAAAATACCAATGTTTTAAGATACTATCAACCAGTTGGATTATCTACTTTATCTGCTTATGGTTATAAGTTGATAGATTTTGCTTCTGAAGCAAGTGTTATTTCAGGTCCTAGTGTTGTTAATCCATTATCAGTTGATACTAGTTTTAGTGCGTCTGCTGTAAATGATGTTAATGTTGGTGTTTCTTTTGTTGGTGGAATTGCAAAACCAGAAATCAAAAAATATTCTGGAGATATTGTCTACATTGATAATCGAAATAAAGTTACAAGATCTTCTACTCAGAAAGAAGAAATCAAAATAGTAATAGAGTTTTAAAAAATGTCCCAAGTTACAAATTTAAATATAACACCTTACTATGATGATTTTGACGCAAGTAAAAATTATAGAAAGGTTTTATTTAAACCAGGATTTCCAATACAATCAAGAGAATTAACTACTTTACAGTCAATTCTCCAAGAACAGATTGAAAAATTTGGCCAGCATTTTTTCAAAGAAGGTTCAATGGTGATTCCTGGTGGAACCATTGTTGATTTAAGTTATTTTGCAGTTAGACTGGATCCTTTTTTCCTCAATATACCAGTAAAAGAATATACAAAATATTTGGCAGATAATAAAATAGAAATACAAGGAGAAACTTCTGGAGTTAAAGCAACTGTAGTTAATAGAATTACAAATAATGAATCGATAGATCAATTTGATACTTTATATTTAAAATATACAGCAGCTGGTGATGATGGAGTAACTAAGACATTTTTAGATGGAGAAAATTTAATTACTTTATCTGATATTGAATATTCAAACACTCGAATAACTACAAATAGCACATTTGCAAGAACAATAATATCCGATTCCATTAAAATAGGTTCATCAGCATCAATAAGTGAAGGAATTTTCTTTATTAGGGGATATTTTATACAAGTTCCATCTTCAACTGTAATTTTAGATCAATATACAAATCAACCAAGTTATAAAATTGGATTATCCATTAGAGAAGAATTAGTATCTGCTTCATCAATAAATTCGGATTTATTTGATAACGCAAAGGGGTATTCAAATGAAACTGCTCCTGGTGCAGATAGATTTAAAGTATCCGCAGTATTATCTAAAAAACTATTAACAGATAATGATGATTCGGATTTTGTAGAACTAATTCGTATTGAAGAAGGTGTTACAAAAGAACAAGTCAAAAAAACAGAATATAATACATTTAAAGATGAATTAGCTAGAAGAACTTATGATGAATCTGGTGATTATTATATTGAACCATTTTCAGTTGATATTAGAGAAACATTAAATAATCGAATTGCAAATAGAGGATTGTATTTTTCAAATCAAGTTACTCAAAATGGAAATACTCCATCAGATGATTTATTCACACTTCAAGTATCTGAAGGAAAAGCATATGTTCGTGGATATGAAATTGAAAAAACATCAACAACATCAATTGATTTACCAAAACCAAGAACAACAAAATCAATAGATAACGTCACACTTCCAATTAAAATTGGAAATATCATAGTAGTAAACAATATCTATGGAACTCCACAGATTGGTTTTAGTACATTTGTACATCTATTAGACAAAAGACTTACAGCAGCACAACAAAGAGATCTAACTGGAAATAAAATTGGAAAAGCAAGAGTCTACGATTTCAATCAATATACAGGAACAAATTATCAATTAAGATTATTTGATATTGAGACTTTTACAAAAGTTTCATTAGCATCAACAAGTTCTGCTGTTATTGGAGATCACGTAGAGGGTAAATTTAGTGGTTCTGCTGGATTTGTCAATGAACAAACAGGAACTGGATCTGTTTTAACTTTAACTGATGTAAGTGGAGAGTTTCAAATAAATGAACCAATTCTTGTAAATGGAATTGAAGTTGGAAGTAATATCGGAACTGTCACTGATTTCGAATTTACTGATGTTAAAGCAATTCATAGTGATTTAGGGATTGATGGAGGTAGTAAAACTTTTGCTGCTGATTTAGAATTAAGTCATAGTAAACAGGTATTTCAGACAGGTGCAGAATTTACAATATCTTCACCAAATTCTGTGACTGGACTTTCAACAGTAAGGGGATCTTCTGTTTCAGATTTTAGATCTTTAATTAAAGTTGGTGATATCATTAGTTACACTGGAGCGAATAATCTTTTCAATACTACACCTACTTTTAACCAAGTAAATGCGATTGGTGCTGGTGGAACAAATTTCTTTATTAAAAATGTTGCAAATGTTGATGGAATATGTACTGGTGATATACCAATAACAGCAGATTCTGCTGCTAGTGCATCACCAACTGACATCGTAGTTCGTGTTCCATTTTTAAGTAAAGGAAGTGATCCTGGATTTTTAATTCCATTTAAAGAAGATAATATTGCATCTTTAAATCTTTTAGATAGTAATTATATAACAAAAAAAGTATTTAAGGTAAATGCTAGTGGACAGCAAGCAGTTTTAGAACTTTCATCTCATGGAGACAACTTATTTTTTGAACCGTTTTCAATATCAAATTATGTTGCAACAAAAGATAGTACTGGAAATAGAATAACATTAAGGGAACCACAATTTGAATTTAGTAATAACAATCGCACTCTAAAAATCAATTCACTTGGAGTAACAGGAAATGTTACTGTGACTGCGAGTGTTAAAAGGACTGTGTTTGCATCTATCGAAAAAAGTATAACTCGCTGTGCAAGTTTAGTTATTAATAGATCAAATGATACTTCATCTGGTATCACAACAACATCTCTGAATGATGGTTTGACTTTTAGTAAAGTTTATGGAACAAGAGTTCAGGATGAAGAAATATCTTTAGATGTTCCTGAAATACATCGAGTTTTAGGTATTTTTGAATCTGATGATTCAACTGATCCAGATGTTCCATTCTTCACAGTATCATCACAATCAGAGTCTTTTTCAAATAATGTTATTGTTGGCGAACAAATAATTGCAGAAGGATCAGGTGCTGTTGCTCGTGTAGTTGATGTTGTAAATCCAACTAAATTAACATTTGTATATGAAAATGATAAAACATTTGAAGTTGATGAATCTGTAACTTTGGGAACTTCAGGAATTGTAGCAGTTATCTCTAAATTAGATTCTGGTGATGCAAGTATTATTGATAATTATATTCTTGATAATGGTCAAAGGCAAGAATTTGCTGATTATGGAAGAATAATTCGAGAAAAAAGTGCAGCTGCACCTAATAGAAAAATAAAAATCATATATGACCATTTCACTAGAAGCGGAATTAGCACTAATGGTACTGTAGAATCAATTAATAGTTACAATACTCTAGATTATTCTAATGAAGTTCCAACTATTGATGGAAAAAGAGCATCTGATGTCATAGATTTAAGACCAAGAGTTGCACCATATAATACATCTAGCACAAAATCTCCATTTGATTTTACTAGTCGAGATTTTAGTGCATCAGAAACTGAATCATTAGCTTCTAATCAAAGTATTGTTGTTGATTATTCATATTATTTGGGTAGAATTGATAGATTATACTTGACAAAAGATGGACTTTTTGATGTAGATGAGGGAACACCTTCAAGATTTCCAAAACCACCAGAAAAAAATCCAGAAGCATTTGAAATTGGTACAATAACTTTACCACCATATCTTGTAGATGCATCGACTGATACTCAAACAGCGTTGAAATCTCACAAGAGATACACAATGAAAGATATAAACGGTTTAGAGCATAGAATTAAAACACTTGAAGAATATACAACTTTATCTCTTTTAGAAACAGATACCAAAAATCTTTCAATTAAAGATCCAAATACAGGACTTGATAAATTTAAATCTGGGTTTTTCGTAGATAATTTTACTAGTCATAAAAAATCTAGTATGAATCGAGGTGAAAGAAATTTTGATATTGATAGAGAAACTGGTGAATGTAGACCAAAATCAACAGAAAGAACTGTTAGTCTTAAAATTGAAACAAAATCTTCTAAATCAGATCCTGTTAATGCTGATTATGCATGGATAACAGATTTTGAAGATTCAAATATTACTCGAAATGCTCAAGGTCTAACTTTAAAATATGATGAAGTGGAATTTATAAATCAACCTTTTGCAACAAGAGTCGAGAATCTAAACCCTTACCATATTGCCCTATATGCTGGTAGTATCGCTTTGGAACCATCAGTTGACTATTGGGTAGAAGAAATACCTTTAGGTACCCCTGCAGTCTTTGAGGACACTTCTGCTTGGGATGCGATGGCTGATATGTACGGACTAGAAAATCGTGAGAATGGTGGGATGGCATCAAGTTTCTGGAACTCTCATGAAATAACATGGAGTGGAAGAGAGGAATTAATTAAAACAGAACGTCTTAATGTTAAGAGAACTGTAGATAGAAATGAGGAAAACTTAAGAAGATCTGAACATCCATTTATCAGAAGAATTACAACTGAAACTATTAACACTAAATTTGATGAAAAAAGAACATTTGAAGAGAGAGGTGAAGAAAGAGAATTTGGAATTGAAGTTACTCCTGAATATGAAACAGTTAGTTTAGGTAAAAAAGTTATAGGAACAGAAATTCTTTATAATTGCAGATCAAGAAATATAGAAGTTACTTCTACAAGATTAAAACCAAATACTAAATTCTATGTTTTTATGGATAACGTGGATATTACATCATATTGTGTTCCTAAACTTCTACAAGTTTCAATGACAAGAGGAACATTTACAACTGGTGATATTGTAGAAAGTTCTATAGAAGTAACTAATCTTCGTGGTTTTTCTGAAACTCCAGACATAATGTTCAGAGTTGCAACAGAAAATCACAAAACAGGACCTTTTAATGCTCCAACAGAAACATATAAGAATGACCCATATACAAAATCTGCTTTATCTGGTAGTTATTCAAGTAGTAGCACTATTTTAAATGTAGATACTGCTGGATTAGCGTTGGAAGTAGAACCAGATCAGTTGGGATGGGTTAGAAAAGGAATGACCTTGGCATCACAAAATGGTAATGCAGAAGCAGATATTAGTGATCTTTCTCTAGTTACTGATGAAAAGGGAGCATTAACATTTTCATTACATATACCAGATCCAAAAATTCAAAGTAATCCCAAATTTACTACTGGAACTAACACTATCAGATTGACTACTAGTCCTACTAATGAAACTAATTTAGATCCTGGTGAGTGTTCTGCAGAAGCAACTTATAAAGCATCTGGAATCGGTGAAATAACCCAAGAACAAATATTATCAATTAAAACTGCTAATGTTGAAAGAAAACAGATTGGAGATCCAAGGGTCATTTCAAGAATGAGAACAGAGACTGACAGAAATAAAGAAGAAACAAGAGTCAACGAACTTGAAGACACTGGATGGTATGATCCATTAGCACAGTCATTCTTGGTGGAAGCAAAGTATCAAGATGGTCTTTTCGTAACTGGTGGTAATTTATATTTTAAAACTAAAGATGACAATGTTCCTGTTACAGTTCAAATTAGAACTATGAGAGATGGAACTCCTACAACAACGATAGTTCCATTTGGTGAGATGAATATTGATCCTGCAGATGTTAAATTATCTGATGATAGCACTGTTCCCACACCTTTCAAATTCCCAACTCCAGTTTATCTAAAATCAGGAAAAGAGTATGCTCTAACTCTGGTTGCACCAACAGAAAAATATAATCATTTCATAACTCGAATGGGTGAGGAAGATCTAATATTACAGGCAATAAGTAACCAACAACCATATTTGGGGTCTTTATTTAAATCTCAGAACCAATCAACTTGGACACCAAGTCAATTTGAAGATTTAAAATTTACTTTAAATAAAGCAAAATTTGTAACTAATACTCCATCAAGTTTTATATTCTACAATAATAAATTAGACTTTGGTAAAATAAGAAAGAAAAATCCAGTAACCGCATATTCAAAGACACAAAGAATTGCAATTCAAGGTACAGCTGCACCAACATTTACCAAAGGAAATGAAATAAAACAAACAGTTGCATCTATAACTCATACTGGTCGTATTGTTTCAATCGGTGCTTCTGTTCAATCGGGAACAGATGGTTTAACATTTGAAGGAAATACTGGTATTGGTTTAACAAACGGTACATTTACTGGCATTGGTGCTAGTTCAGTAACTGGAATTGGAACTGGACTTGAAGCAACTGTGACTGTTAGTGGTACACCATCTTCTGTTGCTTCTATTAATGTCACGAATGGGGGATCAGGTTATCAGGTTGGAGATGCTTTAGTCTTTAATAAAATTGGAAATACAGGATCTACTGTGAGATCATTTGTTGGTATTGTAAGTAATACAAATTATTTGGTAGTTGATCAAGTCGATAAAAACTTTGTTGATGGTACAGATATTACACATGTTGCAACTGATGGAACTAATACAACACTCACTGTAGAATCTGTAGTATCAGATCCAATCAAAGATGGATTTACAATGGAATTTGATCATAGAAATCATGGAATGCATGGATCAAATAATAAAGTGGAAATTAAAAATTTCGTAAGTGACAGTAAACCAACGGATATAACAGAGGATATTTTATTTGATTCAAGCACAATAACTATTGAAGATGAAACAGGATTTGATACTTTTGAAGGTGCTGCAGTAAGTGCAAGTAATATAGGATATCTAAAAATTGGTAAAGAAATTATTGGATATAATTCAATATCTGGGAAAGTAATTGGTGGGATTGTTGAAAGAGGAGTAGATTCAAGTTTAGTATCAACTCATAAAGCAGGAAAGAGAAAAATTAGTAAATATGAATTTAATGGTGTCTCTTTAAGAAAAATTAATAAAATTCATAATATTGATGGTTCAAGAGATAGAACATTCAATAGTTATTATATTAAATTAGATGATACTGCAACAAACAAACCATTTATTAGAACAAAAGCATCTGGAGGAAGTAGATTGAGAGTATCTCAAAATATTCCTTTTGAAGCGATTGATCCAAGAGTTACAATGATAAATCCAACTGGAACTTCAGTTTCTGCAAGGATTAAAACAACTTCAGGAAGTAGTGTGAGTGGAACAGAAGCATCATTTACTGATAAAGGTTATGAAGATATAACTCTTAATAAATTGAATATATTAGATGATCCAAGAATAGTTGCATCAAAAGTAAATGAGTTAAATCTTTTAAACAATGAAAGATCATTTGCTTTGGAAGTAGTTCTTTCTTCTTCGAAACCAGATGTTTCTCCAATGATTGACTTAAACACACCAAATATTATACTTATAAGTAATTTGGTTGATGATCAAGTTTCTAACTATACAGAAGATAGAAGATCAAGAGTTCAAGGAGAAGAACCAAATAGTGCTGTATATATTACCAATAGAATTAATTTAGAGTTCCCATCAAATTCATTATATGTTCAGTTTGATGGTCATAAAGATGATGATTCAGACTTCCGTGTCTTCTATAAATTACACAGAAGCGATCTTCCTGAAAAACAAGTATATAATCCATTTAATTTAGATGGTTCTCCAGATACTTTTGTAGATCCAAATATTAAGTATAACGGATTTAGTGAGTATAAGTATACTGCAGAAAATCTACCACAATTTACTTCCTTTACCATTAAAGTTATTATGACATCTAAAAATCAGGCAAATGCACCAAGATTTAAAAACTTTAGAGCAATTGCTTTACGTTCATTTGATGTAG